CCGCACCTTCCGCACCACGTTTTTCAAGGTGCGGAAAATGACCAAATATACTCACCGCACCACCTCTCTCCCCCGTAAGGGGGTGAGGGTGTGGGAGTGTGGATTTTGTGGGGTGGTGAAACAGGTAATTCTACCGCACCTCTTCCGCACCTTGAAATGGAGAACTTCGGTATGACCAAGAGACCCAGCAAACCCAGCAGACAGAAACTAGAGGATCGTCTCATCTCTCCGTCGGCCGCGTCGCCCAATGAGGTGGCGTGCGATCTGGCACTCGGTGGCCTAGACCGCATGGCCCGTGAGATGGATCGTAAGTGGGGAGTGGACAGGCTGCCAGATCTCGTCAGCCCAGAGATGGCCGCGAAGTATGGATCGGCAATGGGGAAGCTGAATGCAGCCGTCCGCGAAAGTGATGTGGCTCATACGGTGGCCAGGGCCGAAGTGTGTGTCCGAGGATTGAGGGCTATGGACGCGGCGGCCGATGCGGCTGGCATGCCCCACTCAGATCCAGACATCTGGGAGTATCAGATCGATGGGCACACTTTCGGCATCATTGCCGATGGGCGTGATTGGCCGGCAGCCTATGCAAAGCGTGAGGGCATAACAATCCACACAATGCGTGAGGTGGCGCTGGCACTCAAGCACTACGGTCAGATCGTGGTGGACGTTAAGCAGGCATTCAATGGCGCAGAGGTTGTAGCTGTGCGCAAAACCAAGGAGAAAATAGAATATGAAGAAATCCCTTTTTAACACAGCAATCAGACACAGCTCGAGGCACATTGAGCATAGCATGACAGTCGCAGATCTAGGTGGCGAGAGGTTTGACCTCGAGTACCTGGCGTTTGCTTTGCCGTTTGCAGTTCCATTCAGCGTCGCTAAGTACGAACAACAGATAGGCGACGACATGGCGGCTTGCGCTGCAGCAGAGGGCAACATAGCAGCGTCTCCGATAGCTGTGGCGCCTAACGTGTATCCGCCAAGCGATAACGATCTAGCAATCCTAAACGAGCTATCAATAAAACATATGAGCCACATAACTCTCGTCCATCGCACCGGCATCTACACCAGGGATGTCAGGGAGAGCATAGTGCGATTAAATAGGAAGCAGCATGTCTTTGCCGATACTATCGTCAAGGGCTATCCGCCAGTGTTTTATATTACCGAGGGAGGCGAGAGAGTGCTTGCACAGTATCGCAAACTTGGTAAGATATAGATCTGCCTGATTGCATTGACCCTCCCTCAATGCGATAAACTAATCCCAGTCGTTTCGTGCGGCTGGGATTTTTTCATGGAGGAGATCATGGTGATCTTAATGCGCGTACCAGAGTTTGTGGACGACGAGCATACTGCCGAAGTCTATGACGACTTGATCGACTACATCGCAGATATGATTGATCGAGGGGCAAGGGTCGACGCTATCGGCCAAGTGCTGGTCGAGATGGCAATGGATTGGGCCGAAGAAGAGGGCGAACTACATACCGTGCATTAGAGCGCGTGAGAGCCGCTCTAAGGCCTGTCTAGCCTCCTCGGCTACCTCGTATCATAAAAGCTGCCAATCAAGCTGTATGTTGCCTCTGAGGCTCTCTAACCACGCAACAAGACAGTTACGTCGCTACACACCCCCGCGAGGCCAGATTTACTCCCATTTGCTATGCACTGACTGCATGACTGCGGGGTAATTGCACCAGTAATAGCACCATTGAATGCCTTATTGTTTGTTATCAATGACTTAGCATATTACATAATAAGTATTATAGGATGATAGCGCTAACAACAGGCCGCCCAGACGCTGAGACCCCCCCCACCTTCGCGATCGGCGGGGGCGGCTGCAGATGTAGGTTCTCACACACCTGGCTACCAAATCTGCCACACCCCCCACCCCCCCCATTGCAAAAGCGGTGACACCTCTCTAAAATTTTAAAAAATATTGGAGTACACAAATTGGCAGGACAAAAACTCACGAGAGCCATAACTGCTCACGTCGTCGAAATGGGCGGAGCTGACTGGCTGTACGAGCAGATGGCCTCGGGAATGACTGTCGTCGCCCTGGCTAAGAAGTTCGACTGCGCACGCGGCACAATGTCGAGAATACTAAATTCTCGACCTGAGTGGGTCGATGCGATGGTCAAGGCACGCACTGAGGCCGCAGACGCATATGCCGAGCAGGGTCTGGAGATTGTCGATGCCCTCGACAAGGAGAGTTCGCCCTCGGCCATAGCAGCGGCCAGAGAGCAGTCGCAGTATCGTCGGTTTTTAGCCGGAGCGTTCAACACTGATCGCTACGGAACCCGAGCCGGCGTTAGCGTGAACATCAACATCGGCGACCTACACCTAGAGGCTTTAAAGAAGCGTCGCACGATAGACATGACGTCGGTAGACGACGCAGAGGTAGCAAATGGCGGAGAGTAATCCCCTAATTGATTTCGTCGACAAGTATTCCAAAGATCCAAAGAACTTCGTTATCGAGATCCTCGGCGGCAACCCGACGCCGTACCAGGCGGAGTTTTTAGACGCAGTAGCTCGGGGAGAGCGTAAGATCTCGATACGCTCGGGCCA